GCGATTTGAATAAGGGCATCTTCAAGAGATGTCTCATTTAAATCCGCAGCAACTGCTGGAGTGTTAGCAAAAGTCCCACCATTTGTGAGAGGGTGGTTAGTAGCACAAAGTGCAACACCATCTCCGCCAGCAGTGGCACCACCTGTGAACGCAGTGTTCAATACAGATGCAGCTTTAACCTGCTTAGTGTGGGCCATTGAACGTGCGAGGGCGCGTGTGTAACGACTGCCAAGGCGGTCATACAAGTTGTCCTCAATAGCTTCCTCAGTGATTGAGAACGCTAGTGCAATGGTTTCGTGGTTGTAACGAGCAGTGTATGCTTCGTTAGCATCGTCAAAATTGACGGCAGCACCTTCCGACTTGGTCGGGGCTGCGCCAAATCCGGACAACATAACTTCCTCCTCAAACGCTCTATCTGAGGACTCAGTTGTGTAGATCTCGGCATGTTGGTTTTCGTACCTGTCGTACTCCATACCAAACAAAGCGTTGAGGCCCGGTTCTAGCTCTTTCGCTAGTTGTGCGCGTGAAATAGCCATTCTTTAGACCTCCTATACGCCAGTAGACGAAACAGTACCCGCAGCAATACCACCATTGGCGGAATTAAACGAGGTGTTTAGTCGTACTATTAAAGGGATACCAGCGACAGTAAAGTCCGCATTATCAGGATCGTCTTGAACCCCAATAATCCGCAACTTGTGAGCAGCGGTAGTTGCTACAGTATTCAAATCTGCTGTTGCAGAAGAAATACCTGTGACATCACTTCCAGACGTAGCTGTCGCAAAGTTGATGTTTTTGAAAACAGCAGCCCTAACTTCAGCTTCTGTGTTCCTCGCACCAATCACATTAGAAGTTGCAATAGTGAATGTTTGCATTGGGTTGTCGTATACAAACGCAGTAATAGGATGGTTTGCATCTGCACCCGCAGCAGTTCCTTGCCAACTAGCAGAGAAAATCTTTTTGCCATCTGATGCGCGAACAAATTCGCAGCCCCAGAAAACTCCAAGAAGACCAACGTTNCCACCAGCCGCGGCTTGCGCCTCGGAAATAGTACCGTCAGCAATNGGTATCACGGGCGAACCCTGATACATTTTAGTATTGTTGCTAGACGCAATGCGGTACTGAGTTGCCCCAGTAGTATTCGCACCCTGTCCAACAATCCCGATTGGGCGTAGCCCAAACGATCCGTTAGAATTTGCCATTATAGCACCTCAAAGGTTATTCGGAACCTCGTTTTGAGCCTCCGAAGGATACACGACTCCGCCGATCATTATGTATCGGCATAGAAGGATGTTGCTCCTTCATTAAATCCTGATCAACTGCAACCATTTGTTCGCGGGTTCGGCTCCCGTAATACTCGTTTCTTTCTCTGGCGGTTTCTTCAGGTATACGGCACAGCATTAGTCCACCTTGTCCGATCACTCCCTCATATCGACCTTCGTCAATAGTAGGTGCCTCATAGTCTGGATACTCGTCCTTACGAACAGGTTCCCATCCTTCACGTAGTTTGGTGTTGACATTCATCTTGTCTTCCTCACCACGCATTGAGACTCTAATCCAACGATGCTGATACCCTTCAGGAGGATCTGGAGCATCAAGGCGACTGGGCGGTGCCCATGGTTTTCTACGCGCTTCTTTATCGCGGGTGGTACTCTTACGAGAAGTTCTTACATCATCTGCCATGCTATTAATCCTTTACAAACTTAGCGTATTCTTCAAGAGGTACGCCTAGTTTTTTTGCTATCGCAACTTGCGAATGACTTAACTTGACCGACCTGCGCCCTGGGGTTTTACTGCGGGATGCGGAGTTACCAGCAGAAGCGACCTGGCTTCCTCCACCCGTTTTCTTTGCCGCCTGGAATTTATGTGGAAATTCCGTGCGTATTCGTTTGTCCACCTCAGTATAGTACTCTTCGGTGGTCGGGTCAAACCCTTCTTCTTCCGTAAGTTGTTGATGAAGAGTGTATGCCGCTGTTGTCATAATTCGATCTTTACCAAACCAAGCATTTTTGTTTTTCCATTTAACTGCTCTCTTGTCAGGTTGCGGAGCCACCTGCTGTTGCTGTTGCGGAGCCACCTGCTGCTGCTGTTGTACTGGAACTTTAGCCTGCTGCTCTGCCCTAGCTTTAGCAGTGTTATACTGCTGCTGCTGCACTGCAATAGTAGATAAAGCTTGTTGAGCCTCTAACATTTTGTCTGTGTCACCAGCCTCATAAGCTTCTTTATACACACGTTTTGCCGTGTCAGTTTGCGACTGCAATCTAGTCCCATACTCAGATAGGTAGCCCGTATCTAAGGCTTTTACCCTGCCTTTAAGCTTGTTATTTTCCTCCAACAACTGTTGCGATAATCGCACAGCTTCACCTTTATCTCGTTCTTCTTGACGATATTTTTCCGTCAGTTTTTTAATACGAGACTGTACGCCTTTACTGTACGATTCTAGCTCATTGTCCGCAGATTCTTTTGTTTCCTCTTGTTGAGGCTCTTCAACAGAAATATCTTGTTCTTCGACTTGTTGTTCTTCAGACATGTTTGACATCATCAGGCTCCATTATTGTAGCTATCACCTCATCATCATTGATTATGCGGACCTCCCCGCCATCAATCTTAAACCTAGATCCAGAGTAACGACCAATGCATACCCACTGGCCTTCNTTGCACCATGGCTCACTATCGTCCCCAAACTTACCGGGGTCTTTGTAAGCTAATGGTCCTAGCTTCATCACGTATGCCACAACTGTAGCAACCGACTCACGCTCACGAACTTCGTCAGGAATATATAAACCACTCGATGTCTTAGCTTTGCCTTGGTAGGGCATAACTAAAATCCGCCAACCTGTTGGCTGCGGAAGTCTTTCAAGTAGTGGTTTGTCTAAGAGGGACGGGTCTAACACCCGTTCTTTAGCGTCAACATATGCGCTTTCCAAAGATTCAGTTTCTGCTTTTGCAGTGAACTTCTCTTTGTTTACTTTCTGCGCAACGTGTTCAGGAAGATATAAGGTCTTCGACATCGTCTACGTTTTTCTCCAGCAAGGACTTGATTTCTTCACGAGCGAAAGAGAGTCCTCGTATCTCTCCCACCGACATTTTGTACTGCTCCCAGTCTTTGACAGCACCACTTGCAAGAGCAGAGGAAAGGTCTTTCTCCCGCTCTTCTAACTTCTTATACATGTACTTTGCCCAATCGACAACATCCATTATGTATTTTCCTTGTTGATTACTCGTTTATTAGTTCAAAGTGAGGTCCATCTATGAATGGTCTACGTCCTTGAGAGCGTCTTAAATCTATGTACGCATTCATAGCCTCTTCCATGGTTCCTTCCCAATTACGGATATCCCCCACGGACCAAGCCGCTCCCCACTTAACGGCTACACCACACTCAATCGCAGCAGCTTTCATAGCGTCAGCAATCTCATCATAAAGATTCAACTCCCATCTCCCACCATCAATCCACGCCATGAGATCGACGGCATTCCCATCAAGGTGTTTAGATTTCATCGTTTTTGAAGCCCCTTTAGCAACCAAGGCTTCTTGCTCTTTTCGGGTCCGAAGTCCACAAATCACACTGAAATCCTGAGAACTCTGNCCAATAGCCGAGCGGACAACAGCCTGCATACGNTCATNNACACCCTCAAGTTTCTCTTTACTTCTGTTCCCAAGTTTATAAGTCATGATTTTACCTTCATNTATTTAGAAATTGCTCTGCCACCAAACCAGAAACTCATAATCGCCGCAAACAATCCCGCGGTTTGATCGTCCCAAATTAAAGACAACGATCTNCCCAAGTCGTTACCTGAGTTCATTAACGCAACTATCGCCGTTATCTTGATGGCAATGAAAAGGCCAAAAAAAACATAAGTGATGACAGGACGGACACTACCTCGTAGTGCGTTGATAAAACCTCCTGCGTCCATGCTATCATGTTTATACAGCCCCTCTGTCTCTTTAATCTCCGCCTGCTTATCCATGATGTTAAGCTGCAACTCACTGCGCTTGGTCATCAACTCCATCTCAAGCTGCATAGACTCCAACTTGTGCTTGTGATCCTGCCCTGCCTTAAAAAAGTTTAATACTTCAGGTAAAAAAGAAGTACCGAACCCTAGCAGGCTTCCAAGTAGTGTAATCATTTTCTTCTCCTCTTAGTCCCAGAATTTTGTTTTTTGTGGGACGAATTGAGGGAGACACTTGGCTTGGGTGAGGCTTTCTTTGTTCTCGTAAAAAACCCTGTTACCCACGTAAGTGCTGTTCGCAGTTTTCTCAATAGCCGTTGCAAACTG